TTTCAAGCAGAAGACGGCATACGAGATCATGCCTAGTCTCGTGGGCTCGGAGATGTGTATAAGAGACAGCGTATAGTTCTTAAATGACAATTTAATACTAGGCTAAGAAAATCTTACGCCCATCGGTGTTAGTTTTAACGCAAGTTAAAACTAACATAGATGGGCGTTTTTTTTTGGTCTGAAACATAAGAACGGCTTCGCCTAGAGCTTGTAAAATACTAGGTTGTAATAAACTTATGTGGAGGAAAAGAAATGAACACTCAAAAAGGCGTTAATGAATCAACCCCGCCAGTTGATAAAACCGATGATGAGGGAATGGAGATTGAATTAGAAGATGAGAACTCAGGAAAGAAAGATACTAAAAATAATGATAACGAGCGTTCTCCCGAAGAAATCTTAGCAGAAGCTAATAGAAAATTAGCCAAAGCAAAAGAGGTGGAAAAACAAGCTTCTATTCAACAACAGACATACGTTCCTGCGCCTCAAAATCAACAACCTGATGCTTTGTCGCCAGAGGCAATAAACAAAATAATGGCAGAGAAAGCATTAGAAACAGGATTTACTAGAGAAGACAATGAGGGCAATTTAGTGCCTGATGTTGAAAGATTTAGAAAACATGTGCAACTAATCAATGAAGTCAATAATTTTCAAAATAAATCTATGCTAGATGAAATTAATAGTTTAAAAGGAAAATTAGAAGAACAAAGCCTTAATTCAAATAGAGATTATAGCAGATTTAAAAATGAGATTGATGAAATAATCAATACAAATGAGACTTTAAAAAGCCTTAAAGGCAAGATTAGCAAGACAGAATTAAAATCTTTAGCATTAGAAATGGCTAAAACTAGGAATCCTAACATAAATGAATTTGGCACAGCAAAGGTTTTAACTAATAAACCTGATGTATCTTCTACTGTTACGGATAAAAAGCCGAAAACAACAGTAAAGCTTACAAAAGAAGATATGGATATTATAAAAGATGGGAATTTAGACCCACAAGCATATGCGCGCGCCAAAACAGGGAAATTACATTTATAAGGATTTAAAATGAGACAAATTTATCCTTCTAAATCTGCTAGAAAAGGCAATGTTTTAGCTGATGGCAGTATATATTACTGCGAACAGTGTGGATTCCCCTGTAATAAAGATAAAGTAATGATTGCCAAAAGAGATACGAGAGTTGGAGATACCATTACTATTACAACAGATGGGGAACAACCAACGAATATTCAAGTAAATGCTGGGTGTCCTTTTTGCGGGACGCCTAGATCAAAAAGATAATAGGAGGATTTTTAATCATGGAAATAATTAGAAGAGTATCTGATCAACAATATGAAATGCCTGTATATACGACTGGAGATATAAATGATGGTGCTTCGTTAATGCCAGGTGTTACAGCAGAAACAGACTTAGGAACGCTAATTTTAGCTTCTGGGGCTGGCGCTGATATGGTTGGAGCGATTCCTGGTGGTTTTGATGTATCTGAATTAGGTTCTGCAACCGTAACAACAGGCTTAACATGGCCAACCAGAACAATAAAGCCAGCCTTTGAAGCTATTTTGGTTAGGGCGGAAGTTGACAAATCTGACACTATGGCTCTTGCAGGTGATGAAAGTTCAAAAACTATAACGATTACAAGCCTTGAAAATAATATTGATACTTCATATCTATATTGTGTAAGCGGAACAGGTATCGGACAACTGAGATTTGTCGGAACATCTGCTTCTGGCAGTTGTGATATTGCAGTTGCAGGTAGTCCTGAATGGGATACTGGAGATACTTGTATCAAAATTCCTAGGCTTTTTCATCAATTAGTTAAGCTTAATGCAACTTCGGATAAAATAGGCACAGATGCAGCGGCAGGCTCATTGACTGTATGTGTAATGAATACGTGGATTGAAAGGAATGCCCGTAAAGAGATTCTATATCCGCCAGCACATAGAAGTTTAAGTGGATTAAATGCAAGTGGCATTGATGTTAGATTTTTTGTGGATATGTGTATGAGAAATACTGCACCTTACACAATTGACTGACATTTGATTATTAAATTTACAGGAGGATTAATATAATGAGTAATTTAATTACAGCACAAGAATTACAAAAAATGTTAGAACCAGGCATAAAAGTAAAAAGTTTAGAAGCAATGGGAGAGGAATTCAGAAAATCCGCTGCAAATAAGCTTTTTTCAGAGAAGCCATCAGAGAGATTATATGAAGAAGTATTGACAACCAATACTATTCCTGAATTTGAAAAATTCACAGGAAGAGTTACATATAATCAAGTAAAAGAAGGACATTATGCAAAATTCTACAACTATGAATATGTAAATGGCTTTCAAATTCAACAAAAATTCATAAGAACGAATCTTTATAAAGGCATATGGCCACGTGCGGCTTATGAATTAGGTCTTTCTTTTGCAAGATCAGTTGAAAATTTGAGCATGAGCGTATTTGATAATGCTAATAATGTAACAGTTATTACGCTTCCTGATGGGCAAGCATTAGCCTCTACTGCGCATCCAAGTTCGGTAGATGCTTCATTTACCCAATCAAATATTACAACATCAGCACTTTCAAGAGCAAGTCTTGAAACCCTTATAATTAATGGTTCAAGATGGAAAACAGCTAATAGAGAACCACTTACTACAGTATTTGATACTTTAGTAATTCCACCAAACTTAAAATTCACAGCTCAAAGAATTAATCAAACAATTCTAGGTGGAACAAGCGGGGGGGCAAACAATGATGTAAATGTTCAAAAAGGACAATGGAATATTATAGTTTCTCCGTACTTAACAGATCCCAATAATTATTATGTCATAGATTCTGGACGTATGAAAATGAATTTATGGCGAAATTGGGTAGCTGGAAGAGGTGGCTCTGAAATTGGCGCGGCAGAGGATTTTGATTCTTTTGCAGCAAAATGGAGAGCATATTTTTTTATGGGTCTTGAAGTAGATCAGTGGGAATGGGTCTATTGTGGAATAGTTGCTTAACAAATTTTTTCATTTAAAAAATAAGATAACTGGGGGGGTGGCTTATCATCCCCCCAGAAAACAATGGAGGTTTTATGTCATTAGAACGGATAGATGCAAGATTAGAAAAAGAGATGGATTTTTACAGTACAAATGCTATCCAAAAAAGTAAAGATGAAATAGCTTCTTTAGAAAAAATGAAAAAAGAAGTTGATACTTATAGAGGTGGCGATGCCAGCTTTAAACAAGATTTAGATAATAAAATTAGAAGCAAAAAAGCTGCATTGGAGTTTTATTCACCTCCATTAGTTAATCGCAAAAAAGATTCTTTAATAAAAGAAAAACAAGCAATAGAGGAAAAACTTAAAGAAGTAACTTTAACTGAAGATGAAGAATGGACAAATGATCCATATAAAAAAAGACTTGCTCACCAAAAATGTATGACACGAATGTCATCCCAATATGAAGGGATGGCAAGACGTTTAAGAAGAATAAATAGAACTTTAGAACCAGATAATGAAATGTATAACACATTAGATTATCTAAAACGGAGGGAGAAATGAAAAAAATTATATTTAGTGCGATAATTATTACACTGTTGGCTTCTTTTTCCTTTGCTATCACATACTCTCCTAGTGATTTATGGAGTGTTGGTGATACATCAAGTGGAGCGAAAGTAGATTCTGACGGAAGTTTTGAAGGCACAGGTGACCAGACAATAGGAGATGATTTAACTGTAACTGATGATTTAACTGTTGGTGGGGATGTCTCTATTACTGGCGATATTGCTATTACTGGCGCAAATATGGACTTAGGCAATGCAAATATTGATTATGATGGATCAAATTATGAAGTAGATGTTGATACAGATGTAAATGTTACAGGACAAATAATAGGAACAAGTTTAGATGCAGGCGATGGAAATATCACAAATGTAGGGAGTATTGCAGCGGATAGTATTGTTGCAGATTCTAGTGCATTGGCTATAGGGGCAGCTGGCAATACTGTCTCTTGTTCAACACATGTTAGCTTGGGTGATTTTAACATTACAAATGTTGGCAGCATAGCAGCGGATAGCATTATTGGTGACGCTAGCGCATTAGCAATAGGGTCAACAAGTGATGCAGTATCCTTTTCAACACATGTAAGCGTAGGCGAATTCAATATCACAGATGTTGGCAGCATAGCTGCGGATAGCATTATTGGCGACTCTAGCGCATTAGCAATAGGATCAACAAGCGATGCAGTATCCTTTTCAACGCATGCAAGTTTAGGTGATTTTGACATCACAAACGTTGGGAGCATAGCTGCAGATAGCATTATT